AACACGGCGAACAACACCACCGAAGCGCCTGAAAGCCCGCACGACCAAGGCTATCGCCTCGCCGAAGAGGCGCTGTGCGCCATGGGCGCGGCAGACAACGATGTGCAGGCGGTCGAGCCGCTGCACAAGGCGTTGCGCGACTTCGCTGAACTGATGGCGACCCTGGACTTTGATGGCCGCTACATGGCTGCTGGGGGGTTCACGTCCGCGATCTACATCCAGCTTTTGGACGGCTTGCGTTACGAGGCCGCGATGGTTTCCCTGAAAGCCTCCCAGAAAGCACCTGGCGTATGATGACCCTGAACCTCCCCTGGCCGCCTTCGGGCCTCAACCCCAACGTGCGCCATGCCCACTGGAGCCAGCTTGCGGGCCTCAAGAGGCGCTTTCGCTCGGCCTGCGCCATGGTGGCCAGGGAACAGGGCGCGCGTGCGCTGCAGGGCCCGCCTGCGGCCTTGGCGGTGCACTTGCTCTTCGTCCCGCCGGACCGCCGCCGGCGCGACCTCGACAACTGCATCGCCAGCATGAAGGCCGGGCTCGACGGCCTGGCCGACGTGCTGGGCGTGGACGACAGCCGTTGGCGGCTCTCGGCCCAGTTGCCGCTCGACCAGGAGATCGGCGGCTTCGTGCGCGTGGAGGTGGCGCCATGCCAGCCCTGAAAGGCAACCGCGAGGCGTTCGCGCTCGGCCTGGCTCAAGGCATGAGTCAGGCGGCGGCGTATCGCGCCGCTTATCCGCGTTCTACGAAGTGGAAGGACGCGACGGTGTGGCGCAAGGCCTCGTTGCTGGCGGCCGTTGGCGAGGTTCAGGCGAGGGCAGCCGAATTGCAGGCCGAGGCCGGCGAGAAGTCCGGCGTGACGATGCTCGAACACATCGCCACGCTGCGCGAGCTGCGCGACGAGGCGCGCGCTGACGGGCAGTTCGGCGCGGCGATCAAGGCCGAGGAGCTGCGCGGCAAGTGCTCGGGGCTGTACGTGGAGCGTGTGGCCATCGACTTAGACGGCCTGAGCGACGAGCAGTTGGAGGCCAAGCGCGCGGCGCTGGTGGCCCGCCTGGCCGCAGGCGCGGCGTGATGCTCTCGCGCGCGGAGACGGTGGAGCTGCTGCGCCTGGACGCCGAGCTGCAGCGCCGCGCCGCGCGCCGCAAGTGGCTGACCTACTACCCCGACGAGGGGCCGCTGCGCCGCGAGCTGTACCCCAAGCACCTGCAGTTCTTCGCCGCGGGGGCCGCCCACCGGCAGCGCCTCATGCTGGCGGCCAATCGCGTCGGAAAGACCGAATCCGTTGGCCTGTACGAGCTGACGCTGCACCTCACGGGGCGCTATCCCGCGTGGTGGGTGGGCCGGCGCTTCACGCGACCGATCAACGCCTGGGCCGCAGGCGACACGGGCAAGACGGTGCGCGACATCCTGCAGGCCAAGCTGCTGGGGCCGCCCGGCGCGCACGGCACGGGGGTGCTGCCCGGCGAGGACATCCTCCGCCAGACGCGCACGGGCGGCGTGGCCGACGCGGTCGACACGCTCACGGTGCGGCACCAGAGCGGCGGGCAAAGCACGCTGTCGTTCAAGTCCTACGACCAGCGGCGCGAGTCGTTCCAGGGCACCGAGCAGGACGTGATCCTGCTGGACGAGGAGCCGCCGGAGGACATCTACACCGAGTGCCTGCTGCGCACGATGACCAACGACGGCATGCTGATGCTGACGTTCACGCCGCTCATGGGCTTGTCGGCGGTGGTGCTGGCCTTCCTGCCCGGCGGGCGCGTCGACGCCGCACCGCAGGACGCCACGCGCTTCGTGGTGATGGCGACGTGGGACGACGTGCCGCACCTGGACGAGGCGACCAAGCGCGAGCTCATGCAGAGCATCCCGCCGTTCCAGCGCGACGCGCGCTCCAAGGGCGTGCCGCAGCTGGGCGCAGGCGCAATCTACCCGGTGCCGGAGTCCGACTTCGTCGTCGACGACTTCGCCCTGCCCGAGCACTGGCAGCGCGTCTACGGCCTGGACGTGGGGTGGAACCGCACGGCCGCGGTGTGGGCGGCCATCGACCGCGACAGCGACACGGCCTACCTCTACTCGGAGCACTACCGCGGCCAGGCCGAGCCTTCGGTGCACGCGCAGGGCATCCGCGCGCGCGGCGAGTGGATCCCCGGCGTCATCGACCCGGCCGCGCGGGGCCGCGGGCAGCGCGACGGGCAGCAGCTCTACCGCGACTATCTCGACCTGGGCCTGCTGCTGACGCCGGCGCTCAACGCGCGTGAGGCGGGCATCCACGCGGTGTGGCAGCGCCTCTCGAGCGGGCGGCTCAAGGTCTTTCGCTCGCTGCAGAACTGGCTGACCGAGTTCCGGCTCTACCGGCGCGACGAGCAGGGGCGGGTGGTGAAGGAGAACGACCACGCCATGGACGCCACGCGCTATCTGTGCGTCTCGGGCCTGCCGCTGGCCACGGTGGAGCATCCCGTCGAGGTCGATGAGTTCTACGGCGGCGGCCGGCGCAGCAAAGGAGGCGGCTGGATGGGCTGAGGACTCGCGCGAGCGTTGGCCGGCGCCTATCGCTGCGGGGCCGGGCGGCAGTTGTTGCCGCACAATGCAGCCATCCGCAACGCCGAGAGGCGCCCGGAGGGACTATGGATCAGATGGTGCAGGAGGCGCTGGACGCCTTCGGCGACGCCGAGAACGAGCAGCGCAAGCGGCTCGAGGAAATCCGAGAGCGGGCGCTCGAGCAGTTCGACGAGGCCGTCGAGGCCGAGGCCGAAAACCGGCGCGAGTGGATCGAGGACTTCCGCTTCGCGCGCCTGGGCGAGCAGTGGCCGGCCGAAGTGCGCGCCGCGCGCGAGCGCGACAATCGGCCTTGCCTGACGATCAACCGCCTGCCGGCCTTCCTGCGCCAGGTGGTCAACGATGGCCGGCAGAACCGCCCGGCGATCACCGTCAAGCCCGTGGACAGCATGGGCGACCCGGCCACGGCGCAGGTCATCAGCGGCCTGATCCGCAACATCGAGTACTCGTCGGATGCCGACGTGGCCTACGACACCGCGCTCGAATGCGCGGCCACCGGCGGCTTCGGTTTCTGGCGCGTGCGCACCAAGCATGCGCACGATGACAGCTTCGACCTGGACATCGCCATCGACCGCGTGGCCAACCCGCTGACGGTCTACGGCGACCCGCGCAGCACGGCGGCCGACTCCTCGGACTGGAACGTGGCTTTCGTCACCGAGATGGTGCCGCTGGCGACGTTCAAGGCGACGTACCGCGGCGCCGAGGCGTCGAGCTTCGACGCGGATTCGTACGACCGGCTGCAGGGCGGGCAGTGGCGCGACGGCGACGACGTGCGCGTGGCCGAGTACTGGCGGCGCGACGAGGAGCGCGGCGAGCTGGTGCAGCTCAACAGCGGCGCGGTGATGGACGGTGAGGACTACCTGCGCCAGCAGGAGCTGTTCGCGCTGGCGGGCCTCGCCGTCACCGGCAGCCGCCCCACGACGCGCCGCCGCGTGCGGCAGATCCTGCTCTCGGGCGCGGAGGTGCTGAGCGAGACCGCATGGCCGGGCGTCTACATCCCCATCGTGCCGGTCTACGGCGACGAGGTGAACATCGAGGGCAAGCGGTACTTCCGCAGCCTGATCCGCGACGCCAAGGACGCGCAGCGGATGATGAACTACTGGCGTACGACCAGCACCGAGCTGGTGGCGCTGGCACCGCGCGCGCCGTGGATCGGCCCCAAGGGCTTTGCCAACAGCAGCCGCAGCAAGTGGGCCACGGCCAACGTCGAGAACCATCCCTTCCTCGAGTACGACGGCGCGGTGCCGCCGCAGCGGCAGGGCTTCACGGGGCCGCCGGCCGGTGCGCTGCAGGAGGCGCTCAACGCCAGCGACGACATGAAGGCCATCACCGGGCTGCACGACGCGTCGCTCGGGGCGCGCAGCAACGAGACCAGCGGCGTGGCCATCGCCGCGCGCCAGCGGGAAGGGGACGTGTCGACCTTCCACTTCCTCGACAACCTCTCGCGCGCCATCAAGCACACCGGGCGCATCCTGATCGACCTGATCCCCAAGGTCTACACCGGCGCGCGCATGGTGCGCGTGCTGGGCCCGGACGGCAACGCGCAGAACGTGCCGGTGAACCAGCGCGTGCAGATGCCAAACGGTGCCGCCGGCATCTTCGACCTGACCGCGGGCAAGTACGACCTGACCGTGCAGGCCGGCCCGAACTACACCACCAAGCGGCAGGAGGCGGCCGCGCAGATGGTGGAGTTCATGCGCGTGATGCCCGGTGCTGCGCAGTTCATCGGCGACCTGCTGGTGAAGAACCTCGACTGGCCCGGCGCCGAGGAGATCGCGCAGCGCCTGCGCGCGATGCTGCCGCCGCAGTTGCAGGGCGGCGGCGACCCGCGGCTGCAGCAGATGCAGCAGGCCATCCAGCAGTTGCAGGGGCAACTGCAGCAGGGCGCGCAGGCCTACCAGGCGCTGCAGGCCGAGCTGCAGCGGGCCAAGGGCGAGCTGTCGATCAAGGCGCGCGAGGCCGAGATCAAGGCCTACGGCGCCGAGACCGACCGCCTGCAGGCCGTGGGGGCGGCGATGACGCCGCAGCAGGTGCAGATGCTGGTGTGGCAGACGCTGCGCCAGCTCATGAATTCGCCCGACGTGGCGCAGCCGCCGCAACCGCAGCAGCCGATGCAGCCGCAGCCGATGCAGCCGCAGCCCATGTGGTTGCCGCGGCCCGCAGGCTTCCAGTGAACCAGCGAAAGAGGTAGCATGAACGGACTCATCACCGACATCGAGACCAACCCGCCGGGCGACAACGCCGCGGGAGTCCCAGGGACCAACCCCGCGCAGTCGCAAGGCGCGCCCGGAGTCCGCGATGCCGATCAGGACCAAGGGCAGGCCGCCCAGTCCGACCAGGCGCTTGACGAAGACGGCAACCCGATCGAGCCGGCCCCCGAGCTGGACGAATGGGAAGACGAGGACGGCAAGAAGTACCAGGTTCCCAAGGCCCTGACGCCGCGTCTCATGAAGGACGCGGACTACACCCGAAAGACTCAAGAGCACGCGCAGGTCGTGCGGCAGGAGCAGGCGCGCATCGCGCAGGCGCAGCAGCAGCTGGCACTTCAGGTGCAGGCGCAGCAGCAGCACCTGCAGCAGCGGGCCCAGGTTGCCGCGCTGGACATGGAGCTTGCGAAGTACCAGGGCGTGAACTGGGCCCTTGCGGGCCAGCAGGACGCGGGTGCGGCGCAACAGGCATGGCTGGCCTTCCAGCAGCTCAAGGAGCAACGGACGGGTGTGGAGAAGGAACTCCAGGCGATGGAGTCCAGCTACATCGCGCAGGCCCAGGCGCAGGCCCAGGCGGCCAGCCGGCAGGCGCAGGAGGCGGTGGCTCGCATCGTGTCGCAGTGGACGCCTGAGGATCGTGATGCGGTCAACAAGATCGGCTCGGAGGTTTACGGGGTACGCGGTGAGCACTTCAAGTTCTTCGCCGAGAACCCCGGGCTGTTGCCGATCCTGCGTGACGCCGTGCGCTATCAGCAGGCACAGGCGCGCGCCAAGTCCGCCGCCAAGCCGCCGGCGGCCGCACCCGCGGCCGAGCCGCCCAGGACGCTGCAGCCCGGCACCGGCCGTGCTGCGCCGCGTTCGATGGACGACCCGGGCATGTCGATGACCGAGTGGATGCAGCGCCGCAACCAGCAGATCAAACGCAAGAGGTAACAGACCATGGCCAATACCCTTCTTTCCCCGACCGTCATCACGCGCGAAGCGTTGCGAGTCCTGCACGGCAAGCTGACCTTCATCGGCAGCATCAACCGCCAGTACGACGACCAGTTCGCCCGCAAGGGCGCCAAGATCGGCAGCAACCTCTCGGTGCGCATGCCCAACAAGTTCGTCGTGCAGTCGGGTGCCGCGCTCAACGTGCAGGACGTGGAGGAAAAGACCGTCGTCGTTCCCGTGACTTCGCAGAAGCACGTGGACTTCACCTTCAGCTCCACCGAGCTGACGCTGACCATCGACGAGTTCTCCAAGCGCTACATCGAGCCCGCGATGGCGCAGCTTGCCGCCGTGATGGAGGGTGATGCCTTCGGCATGGCGCTGGACGTGCCGCAGGTCGTCAACGGCCTGGGCAACCCGATCACGTGGAAGAACGTGCTCAACGCGCGCAAGATGCTGATGGACAACCTGGCGCCGACCTCGGACCGCTCGCTGATCCTGAACACGCAGGACAACGTCGACCTGGTCGACACGCTCAAGGGCCTGTTCCAATCCAGCGGCGAGATCGCCTCGCAGTACCGCGACGGCCTCATGGGGCGCACCGGCGGTTACGACGTGCTGGAGAGCACGCTCATCAAGACGCAGCTCACGGGCACCTGCGCGTCCACGACCGGCTACGCGGTCAACGGCGCGGGCCAGACCGGTTCGCAGGTGCTGCTGAAGACCGGCGCGAACACCTTCAAGAAGGGCGACGTGATCACCTTCGCCGGGTGCTACCGCGTGCACCCCGAGACCAAGGACGTGACGGGCGACCTGATGCAGTTCGTCGTGACCGAGGACTACCCCGGCGGCGCGGGCAACGTCAAGATCTCGCCGGCCATCGTGGTCAGCAACGCCGCGGGGCACCAGAACGTCTCGGCCTCGCCGACGGCCGACGGCGCGGTGCTCAAGGTCGGCGGCGCGAGCCAGGTCTACAAGCCCTCGCTGGCCTTTCACAAGGACGCGTTCACCTTCGCGACGGCCGACCTCGTGATGCCCGAGGGCGTGGACTTCGCCTCGCGCCAGGTCTACGACGGCATCTCCATGCGCATCGTGCGGCAGTACAGCATCGCCACCGACACGTTCCCGTGCCGCATCGACGTGCTGTACGGCTACAAGACGCTGCGCGAGTCGCAGGCTGTGCGCATCCTCTCCAACTGATGAGCCGCGCGCGCCTGGGGGCCGCCGCGGCCCCTGGGCGCGCCGCAAGGAGCCCGCTCATGGAAGAGATCATCGAGTTCCCCAAGGCCCTCTACCGCAGCGGCGAGCCCGCCGACGGATACGAGGTCGCCGACGACCCGCAGCAGGAGGCGCTGCTGCGCGAGGCCGGCCTGCGCAGCTTGCCCGAGTGGTGGGCCGAGCCCGAAGCCGAGCCCGCCAAGCCCCGCGGGCGCAAGGCCGCGCAGGAGTAAGCGGCCGTGGCCATTGCCACCTACGCCGACCTGAAGGCCTCGCTTGCGCAGTGGCTGCACCGGGATGACCTTGGCACCGTCATCCCGGACTTCATTGCGCTGGCCGAGGACGCGATGTCGCGCGACCTGGCCGACCTGCCGATCATGTGGCGCACCAGTGCGGCGCTGCCGCTGGCCGGCGGCAGCGACTCGCTGAACCTGCCCGCCGACGCGCTGGGCGTGGTCTACGCGCGCCTGGTGACGCCGCGGGCCGCGACGCTGGAGGTGGTGCCGCTGGCAAGCCTTGCGCGCACGACGGCGCTGGACGACACGCAGGCCGGCTGCCCCAGCGCGGTGGCCTTCGCCGGCAACGACACCAGCGGCGCGCCGGTCGCGCGCGTGTGGCCCAAGGCCGATCAGGCCTACGCCCTCGAATTCGGCTACCGCGCCGCGGTGCCGGCGCTCAGCGACGCGAAGCCCTCGAACTTCATCCTCGCGCGCGCGCCCTCGGTCTACCTCTACGGCGCGCTCATCGCTTCGGCGCCCTACATCGGCGACGACAGCCGCCTGAACCTGTGGGAAGCCAAGTACCGCCAGGCCATCGACGCCGTGCGCGCGCAGGACTGGGACGGCCCGATGACGCTTGGCACCGAGATTTCCGCGCTGCAGCAGCGCAGCGTGTTCGCCTGGAGCTGACCCCATCATGACCGTCGAAGCAGCAACCTACATCGACACGCTGGACCCGGCCCTGCCCGCGTCGGCCGACTTCGTCTACGAGGGCGACGACCACATGCGGCTCATCAAGAGCGTGCTGCAGGCCACGTTCCCCAACATCGACGCGCCGGTGACGGCAACGCCCGCGGGCCTGAACGCGGCCGGGCAGGCGCGGGACGGCTCATGGTTCCTGCAGAAGGAAGTCGCCGTCACCGGCACGCCCTCGACGATTGACTTCGTGCACGGCTCGGGCGGCGTGGTGCTGGATGACGGAACTTTCGAGCATGAGCTCGTCTTCGTCGGCGTGTCTCACTCGGCGAATGCGGCGCTGAACCTGGCGCTCAGCATCAATGCCGGCTCGACGTGGACCGCGCTCGGTTCTTCCATCATCGGGCAGCAGCTCTTCGCGGCGGGAGCTACGCCGACGGCCGCAACCATGTCGTTGTCGTCGACGCTTTCGCTCACGGGAGCGTACACGATTGCGAGCACGCGTGCGACAGAAGGTGTCGTGTGCATCATGCAATCCAAGGGGGCATTGCGCGCCATCGTGCAGTCGCGGCTCTGGTTCGCTTCTGTCGGCACGCACTTCGTCGACGCGGGCGCCACCGATGGCGCGCTCGCGAACTCGATCAACGGCATTCGCCTGTCGTGGTCGACGGGCACGTTCACGGCCGGCGGCGTGATCCGCCTGTTCTCTCGAAAGGCCCCGTGATGGCAGCAACCAAGTTCGTCAACGGCGAACTGCTGAGCATGACGCCGCAGGAAGAGGCCGACTTCGAGGCCGCGCGCGCACCCAGGCTCGAAGACGTGCAGGCGCAGGCGCACGCGCGCGTCGACGAGGTGCGCGCCAAGGTCGAGGCCGCGGGCGTGACCACCGGAGCCAAGGGCCAGCGCATCGATACCTCGGCCGCAGGGCTGGCGCGGCTGGCGCTGCTGGCGGCCGGCGATGACGGGCAGGGCGACGTGTCGCGCCCGAGCGCCGAGGTGCTCAAGGCCGCGGCCGTGCGCGTCGATGCCTGCGCCGCACGCGCTGCTGCGCTGCACTCCCAGGTCGACGCCGCGAAGGACGCGCGCGAGGTGTTCGCCATCGACATCGATGCGGGGTGGCCGGCGTGAGCATGGTCAAGGTCAACGACCTGGCCAAGGGCGTCGTGCGCGATGCGATGCCCGAGGAACTGCCGGACGGCGCCTGGTCGCGGCTTATGAACGTGAGCAACCGCGACGGCTTCCTGCTGCGCTCGCCGGGGATGGGGCAACTGTTCGCCGCGCCCAGCGTCACGCCCTACTTCGTGGCGCCGTTTCGCACCGCGGCGGGCCTGCTGTGGGTGCATGCGGGGCTTGCCAAGGCGTTCGTGGACAACGCAAGCACGCGCACCGACATCACGCGCACGAGCGATTACACGGGCGCCCCGTCGGATCGCTGGGTCGGCGGCGCCTGGAATGGCGGCTTCGTGCTCAACAACGGCCGCGACAAGCCGCAGTGGTGGGACGGCGACGTGGCGAACAAGTTCGTCGACCTGCCGAACTGGACGGCGACGAAGATCGCGAAAGTGGTGCGCGGCTTCCGGCGCTTTCTCGTGGCGCTGGACGTGACGAGCGACGGCACGCGCTACCCGTTCCGCGTGCTGTGGTCGGCGCTGGCCGACCCGGGCAGCCCGCCGCCGAGCTGGGACTTGAGCGACGCCACGCGCGAGGCCGGCGAGGTGGACATCGTGGAGGCCGCGGGGCCGCTCGTGGACGCGCTGCCGCTGGGCGAGCAGCTCATCATCTACTCGCCCGGCAGCATGCACGCCATGCGCGAGATCGGCGGGCCGTTGGTGATGTCCTTCACCACGCTGCCCGGGCGCGTGGGCATGCTGGCGCGCAACTGCGCGGTCGATACGCCGCTTGGGCACGTCGTGCTGACGAACGGCGACGTGATCGTGCACCAGGGCGGCGCCCCGCGCAGCATCGCCGCGGGCCGGGTGCGCGGGGCCATCTTCGACGAGCTGGAAAACAGCGTGGCCGAGCAGGCGTGCTTCGTCGCGGCGAACCCGGCAGCCAATGAGGTCTGGGTCTGCTACCCGACCGACGGCAGCGGCACCTGCCGGCGCGCGGCGGTGTGGAACTGGGCGGCCGACACGTGGAGCTTCCGCGATCTGCCCAGGGTGACGGCTGGCGGCACGGGGCAGACGCCGCTGCCGCAGTCCGGGCCGCAGTGGAGCACGATCCCCGGCGACTGGACCGCGCAGGCGATGCCCTGGGGCGGTAAGGCGATTGCGCCCAACGATCAGCATCTGGTGCTCGCGCACGCGGCACCTGCCCTGTCGCTGGCGGACGCATCGCTGCAGGACCTGGGCGCGGACATCACGGCCACGGCCGAGCGCATCGGCATGCACCTGGGGCAGCCCGACCGCATGAAGCTGTGCCGCGGCGTGTGGCCGCGCATCGACGGCCCGCACGGCGAGCAGGTGCAGATCCAGATCGGTGCGGCGATGCGGCCCGACCAGGCGCCGACGTGGCAGTCACCGCGGCCCTACACCATCGGCTCGTCGGAGAAGGTCGACGGCTTCGCGCAGGGGCGCTATCTCGCGTTGCGGCTGAGCAGCACCGGCGGCGGCGGCTGGCGCCTGCGCGGGCTCGAGCTGGATGTCGTGCCAGCGGGGCGGTTCTGATGGCTGCGCGCTCGGTCTATGAACCGCTCATGCCGCCGGCCGACGGCATGGACGTTGCGCAGTGGGCATTGAGAGAGTTCGCGCGGCTGGCCGAGATCCTCAACGGCGGCATGGATCGCATCGTGCTCGTGCCTCAGGCCGCAGCGCCGCCCAAGCCGCGCGCGGGCATGGTGGCCAACGCCAACGGCACGAACTGGAACCCCGGCGGCGGCGCCGGGCTGTACCAGTTCACGGCCGGCGGCACCTGGGCAAAGCTCTGACGGGAGCCAAGACATGGCATACAGCACGCAGGAGATTCGCGACTTCATCGCGGCCAAAGGCATCGGCAACGACCCGCACGCCATGGCGAACTTCGCACGGCAGTACGGCGTGACGCCCGAGCAGGTCGACGCGGCGCTTGGCGTCCCGGCCGGCACGTCGCAGCAGTGGCTGACGCTGAACAGCCCGGGGCAGTTCGCAGCGCCCAACTCGGCCAGCGAAGCCGATCTGCAGCGCGCGATTGCCGGCGGCTCGGCCTACTCGGGCAACCCGCACCAGGCCTACCAGTGGGCGCAGTCGCGCGGGCTTTCGTCGGAGCAGGCGGACCGCGCCTTCGACTTCGCACCCGGCACCTCGGCGCAGTGGGCACAGGCGCAGGGCCTGGACTGGGGCGGCACCGCGCCTGCGGGCTCGAGCTTGACGACCCAGCAGCCCGGCATGCCGGGCCTGGGCCAGTACCAGCCCAACACCACGGGCAGCCCCTACGCGCCGATGGCCGGCGGCAACCCGCTGAACTTCGGCCTGCAGCAGCAGGGCTTCGGCGCCGGGGGCATGGGCGCCGGCAGCGGTTTTGGCGGCGCCAGCAGCAACCCCTTCGCCTCGAACCCCGCGATGCCATGGATGGCCGATGCCATCGGCCAGCAGGTCGGCCAGAACCTGCAGCGCAACATCATGCCGGGCATCCGCTCGGCGGCCAGTGCTGCCGGTGGCCTTGGCGGCAGCCGCCAGGGCATCGCCGAGGGCATCGCCATCGGGGACGCGATGACGGGCTACGGCAACACGCTGGCCAACCTGTACGGCAGCCAGTTCAACCAGGATCGCAACTACGGCCTGCAGAACGACGCGCTGGACTACAGCATCTGGCAGGGCAACAACCAGGTGCAGCGCCAGGCGCAGCAGGATCAGCTCGGGCTGGCCAACCAGATGCTGGGCTGGAACCAGCAGTACGGCATCGGCAACGCGACGCAGGCGCAGAACTCGCCGCTGAACTACTGGCAGCAGTTCAGCGGCCAGGCGGCGCAGCTCGGGGGCCTGGGCGGCTCGTCGAGTCAGAACCTGCAGGGCAATCCGCTGCTGGGCGCCATCGGCGGCTGGCAGTTGGCCGGCAACCTTTTCAAGGGCTGAGCGATGGCCGTCAACAAGAACCCCATGTTCGCCTTCGGGCAAAACCTCACGCCCGAGCAGGTTGCCTACATGCGCGCGCTGCTTAATCAAGTGGCATTCGACACCTACGACGGCGGCGATACCGGCACCTTTACGACGACGGCCCCGGGCATGGTCGGCGGCGTCGGCGGCAAGTTTGGCCCCAGCATCAACTGGAAACCCGACCAGATCCCCAACGGCAGCAACACCGAGGGCGGCTTTCAGGTGGTGCCTGATCCGTCCGGCTCGGGGCGCTACGTCATCACGCAGCCGCGCAACGTCTCGACCTGGGGCGGCAACGACGTGGCCGACCTGTGGGACGGCGAGACGGGGCAGTGGATCGGCACGGACAGCGGCGCGACGAGCCTGCGCGGGCTGGCGGACTTCGCAGCCTTGTCGGCGGCGTCATACGGCGCGGTGAACGCGTTGGGCGGCGGCGGGCTTGGCGCCGCACCGGCAGGCAACGCCGACAAGGCGTTTCTCTACGGCGACACCGGCTACGGCGCGGGCATGACCGGCGCCGAGACTGCTGCTTTCGATGCCGGCATGACCGGCGCGCTGGCCGGCAACGCCGACAAGGCCGCGCTGCTCTCGAATGCGGGCTACGGCCCGGGCATGACCGGCGCGCAGACGAGCGTCTTCGACGCGGTGGCCGGCGCAACCGGCTCCAACACGCTCGGCGCGGCGGCTGCCAACGCAACGGGCGGCGACTGGATGGGCGCACTCAAGACGCTCGGAGGCGCGACGAACTGGACGGACCTCGCCAAGCTCGGCATGGCGGCCTACGGCGCCAGTCAGAGCAAGGACCAGCAGCAGACCAGCAGCCGCGACCCCTGGGCGCCTGCGCAGCCGTTCCTGCTCGATCAGCTCGTGCGCGGCGCGCAGTTGCAGGACCAGTACACGCAGCAGCCCTTCAGCCAGGCGCAGCAGACCGCCTACGGCAACGTTGGCGGCTTGCTGGACAGCCTCAACCGCGCCGGCCCCGGGCTGCTGCAGGCGCTGCAGCACAACGCGGGCGGGCACAACCAGTTCGTGCGCGGGCAGCAGAACCGGGCGCCGGTCTACGAGCTGCCGCAGTGGTCATTCGACCCAGCGCTGCTTGGCAACTTCGGCACGCGGGGGTGATCGGTGGCCGGCTTGCTGGATTTCCTGCAGGCGATGAGCAACTCGGCGGCGTCGACGGTCTCGGCGCCGGTCGACGCGATCGGGTGGGGCTTGCGCAAGGCAGGGGTGCCGGTGCCGGAGGACGCGTTCGGGTCGTCGGTCTGGATGGAGCGCGTTGGCCTGACGCGGCCGGTGCAGCCGGGCCTGCTCGGCGTCGCGGGCGAGACGGCGGG